TTCAAGATAAAACAGAATAAACAAGTTAGAATTTCAACATGGGTTTGATTGACTTTGTTGAAGATGCGCCGTGTCGCAAGTCTGACCCATGGCTTTTTGACCAAATCAATTTAGATTTAGCACAACCAGGATTAAATATTTGCAAGGGTTGTCCTTACTGGATTGAATGCGAAACTCTTATCGCTCCGAGTTCATCACACTATGACGGAATTTGTGGTGGAAAGGTATGGCGCAATGGCAAAGTTTTGGCTAAGTTAATCCCTGCTTCCCCCAATCAATTGAAAGTAGGAGATGAAATTGGTTCAGAAAATAAAGATGCCATGGGAGTTTGAGGGAGCAAGTTGCTGGGGAATTGAAACAGATTTCTTCTTTCCTGAAACCACTTCAGCGAATGAAGAAAACAGAAAAGCAAAAAAGATTTGTAACAATTGCATAGTCAAGCAAGATTGTCTGACCTATGCTCTACATTACAGAGTAAGCGGAATTTGGGGCGGAACAGCAACTAGAGAACGCGATAACTTAAGAAGAAAACTAAACATAATAGCCAAACCAATACTGAATGAGAGATACGCATGAGTGCACCAATCACAATCACTGGAAACCTAGTAGCAGACCCTGAGTTGAAGTTTATTAACAATGGAAAAGCCCTAGCCACTTTCACCGTTGTTTCATCAAAGTCAACCAAGAATCCTGACGGAACTTGGGAAAACACCGACACAACCTTTTGGGATATTAAGGCATGGGGCAAGACTGCTGAAAACTGTGCAGACTCTCTAGGCAAGGGCGTCTCGGTCATTGTGGTCGGTACAGCGGTCCAAGAGAACTGGGACGATAAGAACACAGGCGCTAAGCGCTCCAAGATAACCGTAACGGCTTGGAACGTCGGAGTTGATATGAAGCGTCACACTATCGGTCAAGTAAGCACTGTGACCCGCTCAGAGGCTTCTACAGCCTTCTCAGAGCCTGACCCATGGGCTAAGACACTATCTCAGGATGCGCCACCTTTCTAACCCTCGTGTTATTATTGGGGTTGAAAAACCTCCTGAAAGGGGAACTCAATGGCATGGACAGAGTTTTTTGTTAGCACGTTGCCTAGCGGAAAAACTGTTATTGACCCAACTGGTCGACCATATTTTTCAATGGAGATTGCTCCTCGTGAATATGTGGAAATCTACATGACGACTTCTATTAACGAACTACCTTTCAAAATTGTTTTCAAGTCATTTGATTCAATTGGCGGTATTCTTGAAGAGCGTCCATATGGAAGTGCTGGTACAAAGGATTTAGCACGAAAGATTGCACTTGAAACTGCAAACCTTCGTCTTAATTCTCGCGAATTTGTCCTAGACGGAGAATAAAGGCTAAATTCGCCTCGCGCTATAATCAGCAGGTGAATGATGACTTTACCCTCAATGGTCGAGTTGTCATGTCTGTACTAAACGCTTTCGCAATTCAAAGCCATGAATTATTCACGGAGTTGAAAAACGCGGGATTCAATGAGGAACAGGCAATTAAGATTCTTGTTGGTCTAGCGAGCAAAGAGTAGTTCGAGAGGAACACATGGCATCATCGGATTTTAAGGAACTCGGCTCTACTGGCTTACGCCGTTCGGGTGGAACAGTATACGAAGAATTCCTTACCTCTCTTCGTGGTATTCGTGGCGCTCGCGTATATCGCGAGATGGCAGATAACGACCCAACTATTGGTTCGATGTTATTTGCGATTGAAAAAGTTATTACACGCCTTGAATGGCGCGTTGACCCATACAGCGATGATTCGCAAGATGGCGAAACACAGCAGACAGATAAAGAAGTTGCTGAATTCATTAATTCTTGCTTGAACGATATGTCAGATTCATGGGATGCAACTTTGTCTCAGATTCTTTCAATGCTTGTCTTTGGTTATTCATATCACGAGATTGTTTACAAAAAGCGCGGTGGAGATTCAACAGACCCAACTAAGCGCTCAAAGTTTAATGATGGAAAAATTGGTTGGCGCAAGATGCCTATCCGCTCACAAGAAACTTTGTGGCAGTGGATGATTGATGCTGACGGTGGAATTCAAGGAATGATTCAGTCGGACCCATCTTCAGGTGGCTCTCACACAATTCCAATTGATAAGGCTTTGCTATTCCGTACAACTTCACAAAAGAATAACCCTGAAGGTCGCTCGATTCTTCGTAATGCGTACCGTCCATGGTTCTTCAAGCGTCGTATTGAAGAGATTGAAGCAATTGGTATCGAGCGCGACCTAGCGGGTCTTCCAGTTGCTTACTTACCTCCTGAGTATCTTTCATCAACAGCAACTCCTGAACAGGCTTCAGTGCTTGCATCAATTCAAGCCATCGTGACTTCAATCAAGCGCAATGAGCAAGAGGGCATTGTTATGCCAGCGATGTACGACGACAACGGGCATAAGATGTTCGACCTTCAGTTGTTGTCTTCAGGTGGTTCACGTCAGTTCGATACAGATAAGACAATTCAGCGCTATGACCAGCGTATGGCGATGTCAATCCTTTCAGACTTTATTCTTCTCGGTCATGACCGTGTAGGTTCATACGCACTAGGTTCATCAAAGATGGATTTATGGTCAATGGCAGTTGATTCAATCGCTAAGAATATTGCTGAAGTAATGAATCAGTACGCGATTCCTCGTCTTCTAAAACTTAACGGAATGGATGTATCTCGTGCACCATTCTTGACATACGGCGAAGTAAGCCACGTCGACCTAACAGAGATTTCAGACTTCGTAACTAAGTTGGCTCAGGCTGGAGTTCTTATGCCTGACCCTAAGTTGGAAGATTATCTTCGTGAGGTTGCTGGACTTCCACCAGCCGAACATGATGGTCAAAACTTTGGAATGCCTCCAATGCCTCAAGGTGCAACTGCTCCTCAAGAGACAACAGCGCCACTAGACATACCTGAAGAGACAGAACCGCTTGACGGCGATTTGGATTAAATCATGGCTATCCGTTTCAGTAAGGCGGAACGCCGTAATCCGCTGAATGCGGAGGAAATGCAGTTAGCCCGAACACTTTATGCTGCTATTTCGCGTACCAATGCGAGAATAACAATTGCTGAATTAGTTGCCGTCCTTGAGAAGTTGCAGCCTGATACTTTGAACGATTTGCTCAACCGAATCTCATTGATTCAAGAGCAGGGAGTAATCAGTTCAACCATTTTGAATTCAATCGATATCGGTGGCAAGAATGCTATCGAGCAACTTCAAGCGATTGCTCCAAAACTTGCCCTACCTGCATTCACTCCATCAAAGGTAGATATCGGCAACAGCGATGCTTTTCAAAATACTCCAGTAACACGAATTCCTGCATGGGCTGCTCCTGAAGGTAAGAAGTTACCCGCTCAATTAAATATCTCGTTCAATCGAACAAATCCTTATGCAACTCAGTTCGCTCAAGCACGAGCAGCGCAATTGATTCAATCAATCGACGAAATGACACGCTTAGGAGTTCGCAAAATCATCAACGACGCATTCGTTGAGCAGATTGATTACCGAGCAACAGCAAAGAGAATCAAGAATGTTGTTGGTCTTCATCCCAAGTGGGCAGATGCAGTGGTTAAGTTCGAGCAACGTGAATATAGCCGTCTAGTGAAGCAAGGACTCAAAGAGGGAGCAGCACGAGTTAAGGCTCAATCTAATGCTGCTACTTATTCTGACCGCTTGCGTAGCGCTCGCGCCACAATGATTGCCCGCACTGAAATAAGTATTGCTCAAAACGAAGGTCGCTATCAAAGTTGGAATCAGGCATTCGACCAAGGATTCATCGACCCTGCATCACTCAAGATGTGGATGACTGCTAAGGATGAACGCACCTGCGATATCTGCGGTCCAATGGATGGCGAAGTAGTTCCATGGAATGGTCTGTTCTCAACTGGAGACAAGGTTGCTGGACGAGTTCACCCGCACTGTCGCTGCTCAATGGTTATGTTGCCACCTGATGGTAAGGGTCAATCTTTCAAGCAAGATTACGACCTGCTCAATGAAGTAATTGGGTGGGACGAATGACATATGCAATTAGATTTCCAGTTGGATACAAGCCTGTAATTAAACACGGCAGCCATGACCAAAAGACTCACGGTGCATGGGCTAATGGCAGTTCATCCGATACAGAACTTGATTCCATGCCTTATGAGTGGAACCCGCTTAAAGGGAAAGAGCCAACTTGGGGAACGGCTACAGCAGTTGTGGCTAAAGAGGCATTTGAAGAGATTGCACAAAGTCAGATTGCAACTCGCCTTTGGGGTGGGGAACTAGACAATATTGTTAAAGATGGAGGCTTCAAAAGCCTTAATGAGATTCCAACAGATTCTAAATATGGCGTAAGTGCAAGTGAGCAATATCGTGAAGCCCGCTCTCAACTAGAAAACGGAGTATGGCGTACTCCAAAAGAGGGCGTTCAACCAATCTATGGTTATCTTGATGTTGAGAATCCAGCATACCAAGAAGGCGTATCTCTTTACGGAGATGTAAAAATTACTCTTAAAGATAGAATCTCGGGCAGAACTACAGTTACAGCAGGAGATAGCCTGAATCATAGACTAACACCTGTTCGTCTATCCGAACTTCGTAATAAAAAAGTAAATGCTGACGATGTAATGAGGGCAAGCAGAAGTAATGCTTTTTCAGAATTCAGCAGAGACAAGAAAATTCAAGTGGAATACGTCGAGGCTCAGATTCATGGTGGAGTCAAATTATCTGATTTTAAGTCAGTGACCTTAGATAGATTTTCCCAAGTACAACCCGATACGATTACGGTTCTTAAGCAACTTGGGATTGAGGTGACTGTAAATGACTAATATAGTTATTGATAGCCCAATCACTGGCAAGCGTGAAACCCTTACTCAAGCCCAGTTCAATAGTTACATGGCTCAAACCAACGGAGCGGTCCTTAAGTGGATTGTTGAGCCTGTTCTAAAGCACGGTTCGCATGACCAAAAGACACACGGTTCTTGGGCTACAGGTTCAGATGGATTAACTGTAAGTATTGATAATTCAAAATTTGAAAAAACAATGACTTTGAATAATAAAAAGGGTGAACCGCTTGCATATGTTCAATTTCAAGACTTTGAAATTGATAAGAAGATAGATATTCTCTACCTTCATAGTTACGATAGCGGTAAAGGTTATGCGACTAGAGTAATTGACGAACTCTATAAAGCAATGCCTGATAAAGAAATTTATTGGGGAAAAACTAGCGCTCCTGAATCTACACACTTAGCACAAAAGTTCTCCGATAAGTATGGAAGAACTCAATTTATGCCTTGGGGTGAGGGTGTTATTGATGGTTATGAGTGGGGCGAGTTATATGGCGATAAGACAGCGAAAGTTGAAAAACATGGCTTACACGACCAAAAGACACATGGTTCCTGGGCTAATGGAAGCGGTTCAAGCGGACTGACCCATCGTGAGATTTACAATTTGCAAGTAGGCAGAGGCGATTCGTTAGTTTCTAAAGTTTACAAAGCCGAGGATACATTTCAGCCACAACTTCAACGCGAACTTCCTATCCCATTTCCACCTAAGCCTAGAGTTGAATTTGCCACAAAAGAAGAATATGACAAGGCTTACAAAGAGTATTCAAAGAATTATGATGAGTGGACTAAAGAGTCGCATCGAAATATTAAATCAGATTTAGGTCAAAAGCATTTAGATGGAACTAGGGCTGGTGTTCAAAAGTACATGGACAAT